GATGTAGGTGAATCTGTCTGTATTGTTACGTAATCACCTGTAACAGGAAGATTTGCACCTGTAATATCTTTAAAAGGGTTTGATCCTAATAATTGCGTGCCTGATCCCTGCTCAACTGTATTCAAAAACGGATGTATATAAGCCTTATCACTGTCAGCACAAAAAGAAACATAACCCCCTCTATCAAGATGATTCTGCATAGATTCTAACTCTATAGCAAGATCCTCACCTAACAACATTCTATCTCTTTGAATTGTTACAAACTCCCTTTGCAGCCCGTGTGATAAATATCTTCTTCCACCGCGTGAAATAGATTCTGTAACATCATATTGAAATTCAGAAAACAGTTCTCCTAACTTCTCGCCTAGATCTAATATCCTAAGTTGCCTTGCATCAGGTTCTGGAAAATAATAAAACTTTGCATTGCCCATATCATCGACCTCCAAATAAGGGAGAAGTAGAAGATCCAAACGTTTGAAACCTTCTTTCTATCTGTCTAACCAACTCATCAATAGCATTCGATTCAACAACAGCCGCATTTATATTAATCGTCATGCCACCTTGACCCATGCCCATAGTTCTCTGTACTGCTTGCGGCATTTGACCCGTTTCTGGTACAACAAACTCTCCTCTGTGCAACATAGCAAGACCTTGATCTGATCCTGTAAACTTGATGCCACCACGAGCAGAAGGAAGAAAACGACCGCCCGATCTAAATCCTGCAATATTTACAAGTTGCTCTAATCTTCTACGGAACTCTTCTCCTCTTGCTTCCTGTCTTCTATCTCTTGCTTGTTTTCTTTCCTGTCTTCCTTCTCTTGTAAAGATGGATCTGAAAAAGTCTTTGAGAATATTAACAAATTCAGCAATACTTTTAAAGAATCCAAATACAACACGATCTGCAAACTCAACAAAGAGAGGAGGTAACACTTTGAAGAGTATCCTAGGCAATGCACGCAAACCCAACTCTATAGCCTTTGCTCTTGCCCTGATATCCTCTTCAATGCTCTTTTCTATGTCTCTTTGTTGTACCTCTGCAACACTCATAGCGACCGCTTTTCCTTCTTCTCTTCTTCTTCTTTGCATTTCTCTAATTTCTTCTGTGGATCTTGCTCTTCCTCCTAGACCTTCAGCAATTTTAAGAACTGCTAGAACGCCTGTAACTGCCAAAGCTGCACCTGTTGAAAGTCCTTTGCTTAATGCTCCCGATATTCTAGACACGGACCGACCTAGACCCTTTACAGCAATAGAAAAGATCTCTGCTACACCCAACTTCATTTTATTAATAAACTCTTCAAATCTTGTAAATTTAGTTGCTTCTATTACTATCTCTCCAGTACCACCTAGATCAACATCTGCAAGTGTAACTGTATCTAATAACTTTTTTCTCAGTGTATTTGCAAATAGATCAATCCTAGATCCATCAAATGATTTGTTTATAATCTTATCAATAGCAGCAAAACCAATTGCAAAATCAGATACAAATTTAGCGATATCAAAAGATACAAATCGATCTAGCAAATCATTAACAACATCATTTAAAGTCCTAATCTTTTCTGTAGCTTGTTCTGTTGCTTTTCCTAGATCTTGCATTTCAGAAGATGTTTCTAATAATCCGTTTTGCATACTATTTAAGTTAATGTTAACACCTTCCATTGATTCAGTATATTCTTTAAAATCTGCTTTGGCTTTGTCTATTGCGTTTGATAGTCTATTTGTAGGATCTACTGTTTCAATTGTGAAATTTGCAAGACTAGACATAGCTTTGTTCACAAAATCAACTTGTATTCCAAACAGTTCTAAATTGTTAATTATTGATCCTATAGCAAGAGCGAACGGTCCAGTTAGTACAAGTATTGTTTGTTTTACTCCAAATCTTAGCAGGTCTAGAAATTTATCTGTTAAGAAAGATATTTCACTTGAAAACGATTCTATAAGTGATCCTGTAAATGCTAACAATCCTCCGAGTTTGATCATGCTGCTTATAAATCTATTTTGTCCATCTGTGGCAGTTACAAACTTTTGCAATGTACCATCTAAAACTGTTCCTAGCCCTGATAATGCGAATTGAAAACGTGCTGCTGTTCTGCTTGCTTCAGGTCCTGCATCAACTCCAAATTTTTCAGTAAATGATAGAAACTTTTCGAAATCACCTGCTGCAAGTGCTTGATTTAACTTTGCACCTGCTTCACCAAATAAAGCAACAGAAGCCCGTGATCGTTCTGAAGAATCAGAGATTCCTTGTAATAGTTTGATAGAGTCTAGAAGAATATCATTGTTTGATCTAAGATCTCCATTTGTATTTCTTACAGCAACACCGAAAGATTGAAACTTTTTTTCAACTGCTGATCCTTCTGCTCCTAGTTGTGCAAACTGTCCTGATATTGCACCGAGTATTTCAGTTAGACCTTCAGCGGATTGACCACTGGATAAAAGGGCTTGTCTTAATCCTTGTATTGTTTTAGCAGACACACCGCTTCTAACAGACAAATCATTCAACTCGTTTACTAGATCAGTTACTCTTTTTGATGCATCAAATGCCGCTTTTCCTGCTGCCAAAACGGCCGCTCCCACAACAGCCAAAACAGCCGCAACTTTAGCCACTGATTTAGCGGCTTTTTTAAACTTTTCAAACTCTGATACAGTTTCTGAACTTTCTTTTTTTGTTTTTTTCAGTCTCTTCTCAACATCTTCCAAGGCATCAACAACATCGTCCAGACCTTTTTCGGCTGCTTTGGTCTTTATGTCAAGAATATATTCTACTAGATTTTGAGCCATGATAACCTCTTTGAAACCTATTATATCATATCAGTAAGATCTGAGAGATTAATAATTGGAAAGAGCATGCTATTTTTCCCTTTGCTCTGCTTCCTCAGAATCTTATTAAACCGTTTCGACCTTTGTATAATGCAATGTACGCATATATATAAGTCATCAAAATCCAACCTAAGAACCTCACTAGGAAGTTTTCCATATGTACGAGCAACGAGATCAATAAGAAACACATAGTTTGGATCATCCTTGAAATCGTTGTAACCGTTCTATTGCCTCCTGTTGCCCCTGCATCGCTTTATTTATAATGTTGTTACGATCTTCTGAAGTGAATACACCTACCCATAGAACATTTTGATCTGCGTTCATTTGTTCCATAGCATGACACAGAGTTATATTTTCCCAAGTTACACCATCTTGAGAGGCTCTTTTGATAACCTTACAAAGAATCTTATCTTGATCTTCTGATATCCTTGCCATCGTTTCTGGTCGTATAGACTTTGCAAAGTCCAGAAGTCTAAGAAGTTCTGTTTCGTCTAGTCCTTCCATGCCTTCTTTGTCTGCTTTTTCTCTTATCTGATCAATGTTACTAAGACCTTGCTGTTTGTTATTCATCAAGACCTCTTGAGCCAAAAGAGAAGAACCCAGTCCGATCTGTTCTATTTCAGGGGCTGTTAATATTCTTCCTTCTATAAGCAATTTACCACCAAAACATTCTACTTGAAACGTAGATGCCTCAGCGATCTCCTTTAATATTTGCATAATATACACCTGCCTTGTATTTTTTTAATCTTTTATCTATGTATGATTTTTTATAATCTGTTTTCTCAGATAATACCTTTTCTAATTGTTGGATCTCCCAGTCTGTAGGATCTTGATTGTTGTTCAGCATTCTCCACAAAACAGAATACTCAATCCCAGAGTATCGTTCTAGATCTCTGAGATTACATTCTAATTTCTTCAAAATTCTTTTGATCAGATTAGAGATCATTAATTAGCAACAGCGGAAGATTGCTGATTTGTTATCTTGATCTGTATTGCTTCATCTACCGCATCAGATTCACCTACAAAGGTCATTGTTCTTTCAATGGGTCCAAAGGTATTGATAGCATCATCATAATCAACAATGTACGCGTTTCTGATTGTTATCTCACACGCATCGCCGTCACTATTTGTTAAAGTAAAAACTGCATCAGATTGTGTTCCTGCAATAAAGTTATCAAACAATAGATTGTCTTCCATCTCTAGAGTAACTGATAAAGTAACGTCCTTAACATCAGATACAACTGGTTCAAGTGTCTTCTTATCTCCTAATACGTTACGACGTTCTAACTTGTTATCAAGTGTGAATTCAAAAGACTTCATTGCGAAACTGTTTCCACTGTATGAAAGATTACCACATTCAAAATGAAACATTTGACGACCAGATCCGAATGATGAAGTTAATGCTGCTGCTCTTGTTTGTGAATCCTGTGCAATAATCTCAAATGAAGCAGTGATCTCTTCTCCTGCTGATCCTGAGATATTCATACTTGCAACCTTACAACCTAAGAAGATCTCTTTTGAGTTGCTGATCCCTGTGCCTCTTTGAAGTGCAATAGATAAAGATGGCACTGTACCGTCAGCAGTTGGAATATAAAGATGTTCATAAGTAGGTCCACCGCCTGAAGTCGTTGCATTACCTACAGCAGCCTTTAAAAGCATTCCTGTCCCTTCATAAAGCAAAGGAAGATCGATAGAACCGCCGCAATTAAGGAAGGCTTCAAAATGACCATTCTGAAAACCACCACCACCGGATTGAGATAGATGTGTTTTTCTTTCCTTCTCTTGTGTCTTTTGAAAAGATGCAGAGATGATTCTATTATCAACACCCATAGCCCCCGCTATAGTTCCATATGTTGATTCTTCTCCTAATTTAATAAATGCACCGCGACCGAATTGTAATGGCATGGCAACCTCCTAAGATGGTAAAAGTTTGCGTACTTGTAATAAAGCACTTTGAATTAATTTTTCTGAGTCTGTAGTTACAACAATACTCCTAATAACATAATCAGTATTTGCAGATCCTGCTTTGATCCTATATCGGATCCAACCGTTTATAACCCTCGTGTCTCCCAATGTAAACATGGCTGTTTGATTTGTTGGTGTACTGTCTAAGACTTCTACTTTTGTACTACTGATCCCCTTGAAATCTAATCTCTCATTAAATGGTAATGATCTTGGAGCCAGTAACTGAGAGGCAGGAAACCATACATCTATTTCTTCATCTGGATCTTTTTGAAAGATTGTTGTAGGTACAGTAGACAATCCTGATCTACTTTGAAAGTTTACGACATTACCAAACGGGGCACCTAAATAAATGTATCCATTTAGAGAAGATACGATTGTAACCGAGGTCCCATGATCGGTTGCTTCTGTTTCAAAGTCCCAATACAAATAGATAACATGCATTGAGCTTTCTTCATCTGTTAGAATCTGGAATACTTTTATAGATAGTGTTCTAGTTGAAAATACAAATCCCTTTTCAAAGACTACTTTTGTATCACCACTTTTATCTGTGACTACAATATCATTTCCATCACTTCT